ATCGTTTATCAAAAATTGGAATAAAGAAATTGATGAAAAAGTTGTATGGCCTAAAGTCGCACTTACGATTGCCAGAATGAAACCTTTTATAAATTATAATATGACAGAATGTAAATTAATAATGAAGGAAGTATTTGTATGAAAAGAGTTTTTTGTATAGGTAACGGTGAAAGTAGAAAAGTTTTAGATTTAGAAAAATTAAGACCACACGGTAAGATATACGGTTGTAATGCTTTGTATAGAGATTTTACACCAGATCATTTAAGTGCTGTTGATATGGGTATAATGCACGAGATATACAATTCAGGTTATTGTCAAAACAATCCTACATTGTTTAGAGATTGGAATAGATTGCCTGGTATGATGTATGAACAATTACTATATGCAGGTAAAAATTATTCAGACCAAGATTATGATTTAATTAAAAGAGAAGATGTTATTAAATCAAATGAAAGAGGTGATTGTGAAGAATTTGTAATGCACGGTTCTAATCTTGCAGGTGTTGTAGAGATATTAAAAAAGAATAAAGACCGTGAAAAGAAAAATATTAATCATACATCAATAAATGTTAGTTGGGTAACTAAAGATGACAAAGTTACATCTATAAATGATATTATGCCACCTAAAGATAGAGGTTGGGCTTGTGGTGCAACTTCAGGATTTGCTGCTTGTCATTATGAAAAACCAGATGAGGTATTTTTAATAGGACACGATTTAGAAAGTATGAATGGTAAACTGAATAATGTTTACAAAGATACTAAACATTATGGATTAAAAGAGGCACACAAAACACCAAGTGTCAATTGGATTAGACAATGGCGAGAACTATTTACAGAAAACCCTAAAATACAGTTTTATAAAGTAAATCCTAATGCAGATAGTGGTAAAGACCCTATTAGCGTACCGATTAAAGAATGGGCAAAGTTGAACGTGAAGTACATAGATTATACGGCGCTTGACAAAATGCTCGGAATGTGATATATTAATAGAATATGTTAAAACAATTAAAGATTCGAACTTTGATTGACCTTGTGGCTGAACAACGTTTAAGCGGATGTAAGGCGAGGGTAGTGAGGGTTACGGCCTAGTGGCTGAAGACACACTATTTTGCTGTGAGTACAGACCATCTAAAATTAGATTGGACGCTTCTGGAAAGCTTGTGGGTAAACCAATAAGTCCCACCAGGTACATATAGAGATAAATTATGTTTGACGGTTTTTTATACAGATTATTAGATACGATTATTAACACGTGTGAAAGAACCAGAAAATGGTTACAAAACAGATCGTTGCCTAAACCTTGTAGATCAGCAAAAGAATGGGCAAAAGATTTTGAAAAGCATAAAAGTAATCGTATAAATAATAATGATTCCGAATAATACAGGAAACACAAATACAACGAATACAAATAATAAGGAGAAAATATGGATTTTGAAACATTAAAATCATCATCAAGTAACTTTGATAAACTTACAAAGGCACTTGAAACAAACCTCAATCCTGAGGATCAATCAAACAAAAACAAATACCAAGACGACAGATTTTGGAAACCAGAGTTAGATAAAACTGGTAACGGTTATGCTGTTATTAGATTTTTACCTGCTGTGGCAGGCGAAGAATTGCCTTGGCAAAGAGTATGGTCACACGCATTTCAAGGACCTGGTGGTTGGTATATTGAAAACAGTTTAACAACATTAAATCAAAAAGATCCTGTAAGTGAAGAAAATACAAGACTATGGAATACAGGCGTTGATAGTGATAAAGAAATCGCTAGAAAACGAAAAAGAAAATTATCATATTACGCTAATATTTTAGTCGTAAGTGATCCAAAACATCCAGAGAATGAAGGTAAAGTGTTCTTATACAAATTCGGTAAAAAGATATTTGATAAGATTACTGAAGCAATGCAACCGGCATTTGAAGATGAAGCAGCAATCAACCCATTTGATTTTTGGAAAGGTGCAAACTTTAAACTAAAAATTAGAAAAGTTGATGGTTATTGGAATTATGATAAATCGGAGTTTGAGGGTGTATCAGCACTTGCTGAAAGTGATGACAAGATTAAAGAAGTCTGGTCAAAACAACACGCTCTAAAACCTTTCTTGGCAGCAGATAACTTTAAGACCTATGATGAACTCAAAGAGAAACTGAATAGGGTATTATCTGGTGCGAGAAAAACTGAAACCGTTGACAATGCAGACCTCCCGCCTCAAAGTAACGGTTCAGCAAAAAGTATGAACGACTCGGTGGATGCTAGTGATGATGACGATACAATGTCATATTTTAGTAAATTAGCTGAAGACGAGTAATTTATCTCTCTCTAGTACATACTTTAAGGGCGCTTTGGGTAACCAAAGCGCTCTTTTTTTTATATAAATATAGCATATGGTTTCAATATTAGATCCACTTGTAGATAAGGCAGGCGGTATACGTAAAACATCTGCTTGGTACAGAAATGCTGTATCTTCTATAGCAGATAGAGTTACTGCTAGACGATTGATGAATCAAGGTAGACTAATAGGTAGACCTAGTGTTGGTCGTTTAAATATGTTCTTTTACGACCCTAAATATAAAAAGACATTACCATATTATGATACGTTTCCACTTGTATTACCATTAGAGAGAATACCAGGTGGATTTGCAGGTATAAACTTTCATTATTTAAGACCAGGTGCTAGATTTACTTTGTTAGAACAATTACAAAGATATGCTACACGAGGTAGAGAGATTACAAGTGCGAATAGTTTTGATGTAAGTTATAATAGAGTAAAAAATATACCACTTGTTAAAAACACAATAAAGAAATATTTGTTTTCACACGTGAAAAGTAACTTTTTAAGAATAGATTTTGATGAGGCAGCATTAGCAGTTTATTTGCCTGTCGCACAATTTAAGAAAGGTAGTCCATACTAATGGCAATATTAAGAGGCGGAAAAAAAATAGGTGGTATTGATGTACGTATCGGTTTACCTAGAGATAGAAGTTTAGATAACGTTACAGGTGACCCACGTCTAAAAAGAACACAAGGTGGTAATCCTGAAACTACATTAGGACGTTTTCAATCATATGTAAACGAGGCAGAAGGTTTTGCTAGACAGGCAAGATACTATGCAGAATTTCAGTTACCTAAAGGTTTGCCTAATTTAGTAGGCAATATTAATAACCCATTAGGTGATTTCAATTACGAGGCAGAGTCAACCGCTGCTGAAGAAACAGCAGGTGCCTTTCCATCACAAACAGATTTACTTTCAGTACAACAAGCAAACGGCAGACGTGTACAAGCATTTTGTAGTTCCATTTCTATGCCTGATAGAGAAATGGTAACAAAAGAAGTAAGACACGGTAATAGACCTGCTAGAAAAGTAGTTTATGATTTTAAATCAGGCGACATTGAGGCAACATTTTATGCTGATAAGTTTATGAGAGAACGAAGTTATTTTGAATTATGGCAAAAGGCAGCAGTTAGTACCTCATCATCATACAACGTTAACTATTACGATAACTATGTTACAAATTTAAACATATTTCAATTAGGACAATTTGCAAGTAGGCAAGAACGTGATGATGTAACTTATGGTGTACAATTAATTGATGCTTTTCCTAAATCAATAGACGCAGTTTCATATTCACACGATAAGAATGATATTCAAACTATAACTGTAACATTTACATTTAGAAACTGGATTAATTACTTTATAGATCAATCAGGCAATATAGAATTAGGATCTCCTGTAGGTAGAATACCAGAGATCAAAAACAATAGAGGAATTTTCGGTGGCATATTAAATAAATTACCACCTGAATTGAGAAGAGCAGGACGTGATGTACTTAACGATTTAAGACGTAGAGTACCACTTGGTAGAGTAACTGGTGGAAGAGTATTCCCACCATTTAAATTACCACCACTAAATATTTAATAATTGAGGAGTTATTATGGCGTTACCAATAGTAGAAACACCGAGATATGAGTTGACATTGCCATCACAAGAAACAAAGGTACAATATAGACCTTTTCTTGTAAAAGAAGAAAAAATCTTGTATATGGCACTTGAATCTGGTGATGAAAAAGAAATGCAACAGGCAACAAAAGATATATTAAAGTCTGTTACATTTGATAAATTAGAAGTAGAAGAATTACCTACGTTTGACGTAGAGTATATTTTCTTACAGGTTAGGGCAAAGTCTGTAGGAGAAATAGCAAAGTTTAAAGTTATATGTCCAGATGATAAGAAAACCTATGGCGATGTGGAGGTTGACATATCAAAAGTTGAGGTGCAAGTAGATGACGCACACACCAACAATATAATTTTAGATGAAGAAAGAAAACTAGGCGTTGTTATGAAGTATCCTAATATGAAAGTTTTATACACTACAAAAGGTGTAAAAACATTATCATACGAAGATATTATTAGTTTAGTTACAGGTTGTGTAGATTACATTTACGAGGGTGAAAAGAATTATCCTGCTAGTGAATCAACACCTGATGAACTAAAACAGTTTTTTGAATCACTATCTCAAAATCAATTTACTAATTTGAGAAAGTTTTTTGAAACTATGCCTAGATTAAGACACGAAACAAAAGTGAAGAACCCAAAGACAGGAGTTGAAAGTACAATCACCTTCAGCGGGTTGCAAGATTTTTTCGGATTGGCCTCTCCCACAACAGCCTAGAGGCCATCTACGAAGTTAATTTTGCACTTATGCAACATCATAAGTATTCATTGACAGAATTAGAGTCAATGATACCTTGGGAAAGGGATATCTATGTTCAATTGTTAATCAATTGGATCAAAGAAGAAAATGAGAGAAAAAGAAAAGAACGGGAGAGAATGAAATGATAACAGTAAAAGATGTATGGTATTTTATTAAAATAGAAATACCACAACTAATGTCTAACTGGCGTTTAATACCTAGAGTGTTTA